CAAGATTATTATTGCTACTTATGGTGTGGCCGCTGTTGGTATTAATATTCCTAGGATTTTCAATCTTGTGCTTATTGAACCGGGTAAATCCTTTGTACGTGTTATCCAATCAATCGGGCGTGGTATTCGCAAAGCGGAGGACAAGGACTTCGTTCAAATCTGGGACATAACCAGCACCTGCAAGTTTGCCAAACGACATCTTACAGCACGTAAGAAGTTTTATAACGAAGCAAACTATCCTTTCACAGTAGAAAAAGCACCGTGGCAAAACTAATAGTATGTGGCTGTAGTTATTCGGCACCCAGTCAATCCTTACCGGGCACAGCCTACGGAGAAGTACTGGCCAGTAAGTTGGGGTGGGACGTAGAAATATTAGCACGTCAAGGATGCAGTAACGGTGGCATCCGTATACAAATAGACGAGGTGTTGCGTCAGCGTCCTACCTTTGCTATCATTGCACCCACATTCCACGACCGTATGGAAATACCTGCCGGTGCGGCACCATACGATTGGACCAAGAATACCGAGCGTGGGTGGAACCCTAGCCTACAACAGCACTTACAACGAGAAATGCTTAACGGATATGATCGATCTGCCGGTATTGATAATGTAAACTATGGCACAAATCCATATAGAATGATTTGTGAAACTATCTTTAGTCTAGCAGAGAACTACGACCACCCATATCGTAGTAGCAAAATAGATCGCAACACACAGGCCGCAGTCAAGCAATATATTAACCACATGTATGATAGCAACTGGAAACGCCAGCAAGATGAATGGATCATTCGAGATGGTATTATGCAATTATTTTATTCGGGCATACCTTTTTTGATTATTGCAAATAACCTATGGGATAGTGTTACCATACGATCGGCCATACCCGCAGTGGTAGATGATCGTTACATGACACTGGCCTACAAAGAAACACCGGCGTATGCAACCAATGAATGGCCGTTTACAGGACGAGACGATCCTGGATATCACGGCAGTCCTGCTAGTCAAGAATATCTAGCCGATACCTATTACAATCTAATTAAAAATACCTGGAAACTATGACCGACAACACAGTGACACAAAGCCTAGAAGAATTTGATTGGTTCAAGAACAATGGCATATTCATGCCAATGATCAACGATACCGGTCGTAACGTGTTTTATAAACAGGCCATTGAAGAAAACGTTCGTGGCAAAACTGTGGTTGACATTGGAACAGGCACTGGATTCTTGAGTGTGCTGGCAGCCAAGGCTGGTGCAGAAAAAGTGTATGCTGTTGAAATGGATCCTGGACGTGCCAGGTATGCTAGAGAAATGATTCGTTCTGTTGGTCTGGATAACATCATTGAGGTCATCAACGATAACTTTTACAACACACGGATACCTGCAGACATTTATGTCAGTGAAACAATAGGTACACCAATCTTTAACGAATACATTATACCCATTGCTGAACATGCTCGCCAGTTTGGTGGAATGTTTATCCCGGGCAAGTTTGAAATCTGGGCCACAGCATTTGCGGACCATCCAATCTTTCCCATTGTGGAAGTAGAGTCTAATGCATTTGAGTTTCAACCTGATATTGCCATTGATCCGGTGTTTGAAAACAAAATCAACGAAGCATTTCAACAACAGCACCCACTAGAGACCACATTGTATCGAGCCAATCACATAGAGAAGTTCTTTACCATGTTGCCTAGATTCAAGGATCTCAAACTGACAGAATTGTACAAGACCGAACCTATCACTGTTGATTTAAACGGACCTGTGGATGTCAATGACATACGTCTTCGAATTCCCAGTTCAGTTACACATCTGTCGGGAATGTGTGTGGTTATATTTTGGCGTGCCATTACCGGTAACGTTGTCATGAATGTGACCGATACCTGGTGGGGTAATCCTAGCAAAATGGTGTTGACTCGCACACGCAAGCCCAATACCGATATCACCATGTGGTATGATCCGGTTATACATGACTGGAGATTTGCATTTTGAAGGCTGTAGCACTGGTAGCACATCCAGACGATTGTGTTATATTTGCCTGGCCTTTTATAGAGGCGCACCCAGAATTCAAATGGCACATAGTTTACATGACACACGCCGAATGGGATCCTAGAGCAAAAGAAATGCAGGCATACTGGTCCAAGCGCAACATACCAACCACATTCCTGGGTTACAATGATGATTGGGAATATGTTAAAAACAATGAACTGGGATTTGATGGTGTCAGTGCCAGTAGAGAACTTGCAGGTATTTCCGACCAATTTGATTTGATATTGACGCACTATGAAGATGGCGACTACGGTCACCTACATCATAAATTTGTTAACACAGCGGCTCGACAAAATGGTACACCAAAGGTTTACTTTGCTAGTACTTTCAACTATAATACAGAATGTATAGTGCAAGTGCCAGTTGCAGTAGACGAGCTTCCGTTACACCGAAGTGTAGTAGAAGAATTTACTGATCGAAATACCGGAAGGTATATCGTGACGCCGGAAGCGGAACATATATTAAAGAATAATAAATGAGAATTCTAACATTAGACAATACAGCATATCCAATGGATCAAATACCAGACGAAATTGACGAAGTTCGTTTTTGTGTATTGGACAACAGCGATCCCAAGGAACCCGATTATTTTTATATTCCGTTAATCTTTTTAGAATCATTCAATAGTCCAGCCTTGGTTCTACGTATTGGGCCATATACTGTACGCATGCCAGTGGATTGGCAACTACTAATAGGCGAACCTGACTTTGGTGACCTAGAAGTTGTTCCATTGACCAGTATCAATGATCGCGGCTTTAATGTATTTTGTTTTAATCCACTAACCAGTTTCCGTCCAGAGTTTCATCCTGTGGAAATTATAGACATATATCAAGATGTCAAGTGGTATTTTCCAAAACTCAAACCCGGACAGCTATTGGCTATTCCGTTGACTGAAGGCGACAAACCCATGTGTGCATATTTCATCAAGGATATCAGCAGACAAAGCGAAGTTATCAATTACGGCAAAGTTTGGTAAATGTATACTGGTCCATACAAAGCTAACCAAATAAACGAATATGTTGTGTACGAAAGCCCAGATGGGGGTCGTACAATATACAAACGTAAAAGCGGACAAGTGGAAAGAGTGTTGCACAGCATTGATCCGGCACTAGAAGCAGAAATACTGCGCGAAAAAGAACTCAACGAATGGATGGACATATTCAACACAGCTGAACGTACACCTGCTTTACAAGAAGCCATAGAACGTGTTAAAATACTGTACGAGTTGAGCAAAGATCCCACCACACTTCCACCTGATTGGCACCCGGTATGACCGTAGCAAAAACAAAAAAAGCACCAGCACTTGATATTAAAAAAGAAATGGCGGCCTTTGATCGCAAGGATCGAGATTTCTATGACAACTTAACTGATGAAGAACGCAAGGCCTTCAGTGGGTTTATGATGATTCGTTGGGGTGCCACAGTACAAGGTAGTGGAGACCTGCAAGCATACTATGTAATGAGTGTTAACGAAAAGTTAAACAAGAACTTCTTTGACATCAGTCCCAAGGAACATGAAAAACTGCATTGGTTAATGGCCACAACAGTAAGTCCCGGTATGGGCACACACTATCATCCGTGGCTAGGTCTTCCAAAGAAAACAACAGACAATAAAAATGTTAAGTTTTTGCGTGAACTACACCCGCATTTTAAAGACGATGATCTTAAACTGATGTCTGAGCTAAACAGCAAAGACGAACTCAAAGCGTATGCTCGAGATATGGGGTGGGCAGATAAGGATATCAAGAAAGAGTTATGAACGTACTGGTAAATGGCTGTAGTTTCATGGATAGCTATTTTTACACTAGACACTTTGATCAATTGCTAGGTGCCCGGACTGTAAACCTAGCCCGGCCTGGCAGTAGTAATCGCCGCATTATAAGAACCACAGTAGAATATATAGAACGCAATCCTGTAGACCTTGTTGTACTAGGATTGACTTTCTACGATCGTCAAGAAAGTCCGTTAAAACCACAGCATGCCAACCCCTGGGTCAGTTACAATAGTCAAGGTATGCAGGCGCAGTTTGCATCTGCGGAAGACTTTGATAGTTCAACGGAACATAAAATGGTAGACGATTATGTAAAATCACGTTACCGGTTTGATATCAATCAACACTATATGGAACAACTGTATCTTGACCTAAAGTTATTGGCCTCGTACCTTAGAGAACGATCCATTGAGTTTTGTATTTTTAACACCTGTGATAGACATCACCAAAATGTCAAGTTAGGACCGGGGTTTGTACCATTTACCTTTATTGGCAATGAGTATTTAGAACAAAATGGATCTGTATGCATGGAGCAGGATCGGAATTTGCCCCTTAATGCTAGACATCATTACGGAGAAGATGTTATAATGTTAGTTCAGTATCTTGTAAAGTTTATCAATGACAACCGAACCGTATAAGTGTCGCTATTGCGAAAAGGCATTTGTCAAGGAATCAACCTTGGCGGTGCATCTTTGCGAGCCCAAACGTCGGTGGCAACAAGAAAAAGAAGTGGGTGTGCAATTAGGACTCAAAGCCTATTTGCGATTTTACGAAGTAACACAGGGTAGCGCCAGGCTAAAGTCATATGCAGATTTTGTTAGCAGTCCTTATTATAATGCTTTCGTCAAACATGGAAGATACTGTCAATCGATACGCTGTATTAACTTTGCTAATTTTCTTGATTGGCTATTACGCAATAATAAAAAAATAGATAACTGGTGTAGTGACAAATTATACGAAGAGTGGATGCATGACTATCTACGTCGAGAGGCAGTACAAGACGCTCTTGAAAGAGCATTAAAGGAAATGCAAACGTATGCAGATGACCATCCTGACCTTAAAAACGGTTTTAGCGATTATTTTCGTTATGGTAACAGCAACCGTGTGGTACATCATATTGTTACCGGCCGTATTAGTCCTTGGATTGTTTACAACTGTGCTTCGGGTGTTGACTTTCTTGGTAACTTATCAGAAGAGCAAGTAGCAATGGTAATGCCCTGGATCGATCCCGACCACTGGCAACGTAAATTTACAGATTATCTTGCTGATACAGAATGGGTCAAGGATATCTTGAACAAGGCAGACCTATGAAATTTCGGTCAGACATTGATATTGATTTTGGTGATCGTACACGAGCACTAGACTTGCTTAAACATACTCCTGCTAGTATCAATCGTGATGGCAATTGGGTTAATCATAATACTGGTGTATATGTAACAGACATTCCGACGGACCCATTTACAGGGCGTGCCAGCTTAGATTATGAAGCCGCAGAAGCTCGTGGCTACATGAAGTTGGACATGCTAAATGTTAGTTTATACAATCAGGTAAAGAGTGAACAGCATCTACAGGAGTTGATAGCACAAGAACCCGAGTGGGAACGACTGTATGACCCAGAGTTTTGCAGTAAACTAATACACATCGGTAACCACTATGACACCTTGATTAAAATGCCCGAAGCTGTGAACACTATACCACGAATGTCCATGTTACTGGCCATAATACGTCCAGCAAAAAGACATTTGATTGGTAAATCTTGGAAGGATGTTGCCGCTGATGTGTGGACTAAGCCCACAGATGATGGATACTTCTTTAAAAAGTCGCATAGCCTGGCCTATGCACATCTAGTTGTTGTAAAT